TCCGCGCGCTTATATAATACTATTCTGTACAAATATTTTACGTTTTTCCAAAAACGAATCCGGCTCCACAAAGTATCGTCACGGGTATCAAAACAGACCCCCCTACCTAGCGTTTTCGGCGCGCTAAGTTACCCCACCCCCTCGTATATAAAAACGTCTCCTATCAAACTGGATTGAAATGCTGTAAAATTTTTTGTATAGTTGCACAAACGAGGGCTAAAGATGACTATACATATTGAACCTGAGCGCGGAGTACCGACCCGCAAAGCTCCGGGCATGAAAGACCTTGCAACCAAAACGTCCGCAGCTGCGAAGACGGTAGAGTACCTGCATGCTAACGGGTTAGAGGTCAAAGCAACCAGTGAAGACAAGGATACCGCGGCGGCTTTAGCTGTATCTTATGCTGAGAACCCTCACAAAACATCCAAAGTTGCAACGCCGAAACGAGTGGCCCAGTTGACACCCGCGACTTTATTGCTGACAGATAGAATCCTGAAGGACTTTGGGCACTCTGTGGTAAAAAGTGCAACGCAGGTACGCCACTTAGTTACAAATAAACTGATAGAAGAGACCGAAAACCCTGATCCGCGGATACGCATACGTGCGTTGGAGCTGTTGGGTAAGGTCTCAGACGTTGGGTTATTCGCTGAGAAGTCTGAAGTGACTATAACGCACCAGACATCGGACGATCTGAAGGACAAATTGCGCGAAAAGCTGTCTCGACTGGTAAATCCTGACGAAGTTGAGGATGCAATTACAATAAATGGGGATGTTATCGACGTAGATAAGGAGCTAGGGCTCGATGTCTGACAATTTAGCTAGTTTAGCTAAAGATATGGATTTCTCACCGGAGGATATCCAGCACATATTGAACAATCTGGACTCGTTTAGTCCTGAAGAGCTGGTCGAGATAGACTCAATCGTGGGGGAATTGTCCTCACGGCAGACAAATAAGGCCGCGCACGACGATCTGATAGAGTTTTGCAAGCGGATGCAGCCAGATTATAAGGTTGGGAGGCATCACCGCATACTTGCAAACATGTTGATGGACGTTGAACGTGGGCCGACAGCTAAGGAAGGTAAGGACAGGGTGTGTGTAAACATACCCCCGCGTCATGGTAAGTCGCAGCTCGTGTCGATATTCTACCCTGCTTGGTTTTTAGGGCGGAATCCTGATAAGAAAGTAATGATGGTGTCGCACACCACAGACTTGGCGGTGGATTTTGGGCGTAAAGTCCGTAATTTGATCGCTTTAGACGACTATAAGTCCATATTCCCAGAGGTTTCTCTCGCGGTGGACAGTAAATCAGCGGGGAGATGGAATACAAACTTTGGAGGAGAGTATTTTGCGTGTGGTATTGGTTCTGCTTTGGCTGGGCGTGGCGCTGACCTATTGCTGGTCGACGACCCACACTCTGAACAAGATGTTATCAACGGGAACTTTTCTGTCTTTGAAAAGGCTTACGAGTGGTTTACCTTCGGTGCACGAACAAGGCTAATGCCCGGTGGGCGTGTAGCTATCGTGCAGACTAGATGGCATATGGACGACCTAACAGGGCGTGTAACTAACGATATGGTCAAGAATGAGATGGCCGATCAGTACGAAATCGTTGAGTTTCCTGCTATTTTAGATTCTGAAGACAAAGATGGTAAGCCAATACAGAAACCTTTGTGGCCAGAGTTCTTTGATCTAGCTGCATTGGAAAGAACTAAGGCTTCGATGCCTGCGTTCCAGTGGAACTCGCAGTATCAACAACAGCCTACAGCCGAAGAAGCGTCGATTGTTAAGCGTGAATGGTGGAATATTTGGGAGAATGATACTCTTCCGCCAGTAGAATACGTGATTATGTCCTTAGATGCCGCGGCAGAGAAGCATAATAGGGCCGATTACACCGCTTTGACCACTTGGGGCGTGTTTTTTCACGAAGAATCAGGCTCACACAACATTATTTTACTTGACAGCACCAAAGAACGGCTTGAATTTCCTGAATTAAAGGAGCTGGCTATGGAACAGTACAGGTACTGGGAGCCAGATGCGTTCATTGTGGAGAAGAAAAGTTCTGGGGTTGCACTTTATCAAGAGATGAGACGTATGGGACTGCCCGTCACCGAGTATACACCCCACCGGGGGACTGGTGATAAGTTGGCAAGGCTCAATTCTGTATCAGATATTATATCTTCAGGCATGGTCTGGGTACCGGCGACACGCTGGGCAGACGAGCTTGTAGAAGAAGTGGCTGGGTTTCCGTTCATGTCGAACGATGACTTGGTCGATAGTACGGTTATGGCTCTCCTAAGATTCCGTCAGGGTGGATTTATCCGCTTGCCTACGGATATGGAGGATGATGATTCGTATTTACATCGCAGGGCGGCGTATTATTGATGGGGATGACATACATGTACATGTGTAGTATGGCTATCTACAGGACGTTGGTAGCGTCCGTGGGGACACTGCGCATCGGCTCTCCCTCGTTCGTTGTGTCTCCACCCTACGAAGATATCTTTCTATTTAGGTACTATATCTGCTATAGTGCCATTAAACGCACAGAGTGAGGCAAAAACATGGCAGTCGAAAAACCTATGGAACCTAGTGATATCCTTGAAGCAACCGAGGATGGATTAGCCCCTGATCTAACGGTCGTAGTAGAAGACCCCGAGGCTGTTGAGGTCGAAATGGACGATGGGTCAGTTGTAATTGAGTTTGGTGACACTCCTGAAATGGATGGGGATGTCTCACATGACTCTAACCTCGCCGAATACATTGAAGATGCCGACCTCGAGGAAATAGCAAACGAACTAATAGAACATTTTTCATCCGATCGGGAGTCTCGTGGTGAATGGGCTAGTGCCTATATTAAGGGTATGGACCTTTTAGGGATGAAAGTGGAGGAGCGTACAGAGCCGTGGAACGGTGCTTCCGGAGTTTACCACCCTATGATGACTGAAGCAGTAGTTAAATTCCAAGCCCAAGCGATGAGCGAACTTATGCCTGCATCGGGCCCAGTACGTAGTAAGATTATGGGTAAACTAACAACTGAGAAGTTTGAGCAGGCACAACGTGTTGAGACTGAACTTAACTACCTCATTACTGAGAAAATGCCTGATTATCGTGACGAAATGGAGCAAATGCTCTTTAAATTACCTATGGCGGGCTCTGCCTTTAAGAAAATATACTTTGATCCGCTTACAGAACGTCCAGTATCCCAGTTTGTACCCGCAGAAGACCTCGTAGTCGCCTACGGCGCGTCTAACCTACGTACAGCCCCGCGGTTTACACACGTTATGAAGAAGACACCAGAAGAAGTACTCAAGCTACAGGTAAACGGGTTCTATCGTGATGTTGAGCTCCCTGAAGCAACTAGGGATGTTACTGACATTGAAGAAAAATACAACGAGCTAGAAGGTTCTGAACCTACTTTCTCTGACGATCCACGGCACACTATACTAGAAATGCACGTAGATTTGGACTTACCTGAGCCTTTTGACGATATAGACGGTGTTGCACTACCTTACGTAGTTACAGTTGATAAATCGTCTAGCATAGTCTTAGCTATCCGCCGAAATTGGTACGAAGACGACAGCAAACGTGAGAAGCGTATGCACGTCGTACACTACCCATATTTGCCCGGTATGGGCTTCTACGGTACAGGGCTTATACATACGCTCGGTGGTCTTACTAAGTCTGCCACATCCATCATGCGTCAACTCATTGATGCTGGTACGCTGTCTAACCTCCCAGCTGGCTTTAAAGCCCGGGGCATGCGAATCACCGGTGACAACACTCCCATCATGCCGGGTGAGTTTAGAGATGTGGATGTACCTGCTGGCGCGATTAAAGAAAATATCGTACCGCTACCTTACAAAGAACCATCGAGCGTACTTTACAGCCTTCTAGGGAACGTCGTAGACGAGGGAAGACGTATTGGAGCTGTAGGTGACATACAAGTGGGCGACATTAACGCTCAAGCCCCTGTAGGCACGACTCTGGCACTTATGGAGCGTTCTATGCAGGTTATGTCAGGTATTCAGGCTCGTTTACACGCGGCTATGAAACAAGAGCTACGTATCCTAGCTAGCATCGTACATGACTACATGCCTGCTGAATATGCGTACGAAATGGATGAACCCGCAGACCGTATATCTGACTTTGATGGTCGAGTAGACGTTATCCCAGTGTCTGACCCTAACGCAGCTACAATGGCACAGCGTATAATGCAGTACCAAGCAGCCCTACAGTTAGCACAACAAGCACCTCAAATGTACGATATGGGCAAACTACATCGACAAATGTTAGAGGTTCTAGGCATCAAGGATGCTGAGGACATCATTAAATTGCCGGATGATATTAAACCTGCCGACCCAGTAACGGAGAATATGGCTATTCTTAAACAAGAGCCAGTCAAACCTTTCGCTTACCAAGACCACGAAGCGCATATCCAGACGCATATGATGGCGATGCAAGACCCTAAGATCATGCAGATTGTAGGACAGTCACCGTTCGCAAGTGCTATTCAGTCCGCTATGATGTCTCATATTACTGAGCACGTAGCTCTGCAGTATCGTGTAGAGATACAGAAACAGTTAGGCGTAGAATTACCAGACCCAGAGGCACCGCTACCAGAAGATGTAGAACTTCAGGTTTCACGTTTAGCTGCACAAGCCGCGGATAAGTTATTCAAGAAAGACCAAGCCGAGGCAGCTGCAGAGAAAGCAGCGGCGCAACAAGCCGATCCACTTACTCAAATACAACAGCGTGAGTTGATGATCAAAGAAACTGAGCTGAAGCACAAAATTGAGATGGACAAGATGAAGGTAAACATTGATGCTCTAGCTAAACAAGAGAACGCTAGGCTACAACAAGCGCGTATCGACTCTGAGGAAGAGAAAGAAGCGGCGCGTATAGGCGTTAAGGTAGCCGAGCTAGAAACAGACCAGAAAGAGTCCGCGGCGCGTCTAGCCTTGGATATTGCGGAGAAAGTAAACTTAGATGGCTGATACTGTATTTCACCATGTACTAACCCGACTTGAAGAAAGTCGCACATCTATCGCCGAACATTTAGCAAATGGCGGCGCAAAAGACCAAGAAACCTACTGGAAGCTAGTAGGGAAGTATGAAGCATTAACTATTATACGTAATGATGTAAAAGATATTGAACAAAGGTATATTGAAGAATAGACATCATACGTGTAGATATACGACATAACGTGGAATAACCCACGCAAAGGGCGCTGTGAGCCTTTAATCACTGCAGGAGACGAAGATGTACGCTACCGACAAAGTAGATGACGAGCAGACATTGGCAAAATTGCCTGAACCGAAAGGTTATAAGCTGCTTATCGCAATCCCAGAACTTGAAGGCAAGACAGATGGTGGTGTTTATATGCCCGATTCTTTAACCAAAATGGAAGAAACCGCCACCATTATTGGTTATGTCATAAGTATAGGTGCAGAAGCCTATACTGACAAAGAGCGGTTCCCGAATGGACCTTGGTGCGAGAAAGGTGATTTTATCATCTTCCGTTCGTATTCAGGTACACGTTTTAAATTACATAACAAAGAGTTCCGTATTATCAACGACGATACTGTTGAAGCGGTAGTCGAAGACCCACGGGGGTACAGTAGAGCATGAGTGAAGAAGTAGAAACAGTCGTTGAAGACGCAGTAGTAGAGACTGGAGCGTTAGAAGTAGACGTTGCAGGTGAAGATGATTTTGAAGTCGAAATCGCTGACGATACTCCTGAAGAGGACAAAGGCCGCCCACGTAGGGCAGCTGATGCCGAGGCGGATATTCCAGAAGATGAAGAGCTTGAGAAGCACAGCGACTCGGTACAGAAGCGTATTAAGAAGCTAAAGTTCGAGTATCACGAAGAACGTCGTCGTAAGGAAGAAGCCGAACGAGAACGCGAAGCGGCAGTTCAGTATGCAGAATCGCAGAAGAACGAAGCTGAACGTCTTCGTAAAAATCTTTCTGAAGGTGAAGGTGTATTGGTTAATGAAGCCAAGGCACGAGTAGCATCAGAACTTAACAGCGCGAAACGAGCTTATAAAGAGGCTTATGAGGCTGGGGATACTGATGCTGTGCTCGAAGCGCAGATGTCACTGTCCAAGCTACAGCTTGAAGCTGATCGTGTAGAAAACTGGAGACCGGCAGAGAAGGTTGTACAAGACCAGTCTCGAGCTCCAGCACCGCAAGCAGCCCCTCGTGTTCCTGTACCGGATCGTAAGGCGCAAGAATGGGTAGCTGAGAACGATTGGTTCCAGAAAGACACGGGCATGACAAGGTATGCTATGCTCATACATGAAGAACTATTAGAGACAGGCGTTGATTCTACGTCGGATGTGTACTATAGTAAGATAAACGAGGCCATGCGGTCTCGATACCCAGATCGCTTTGCGGACGTGGAACCAGAGGTTCGACAACCACAACGTAAAGCTGGCTCCGTGGTGGCCCCGGGTGGTAGAAGTACCGCCGCATCACGCAATAAAGTTGTCATCACCTCATCTGAGGCCGCAATCGCCAAGCGTCTCGGATTATCTAATAAAGAATATGCGGCGCAAAAGCTAAAGGATATGCAAAATGGCTGATAGAAAACCTCGTACAACCGAAACCCGCGAAGCGGGAGAACGTCGTAAACCTTGGAAACGCTCGTCAATGCTGCCCACCCCCGAACCACGAGACGGACTTTCGTTCCGATGGATTCGCACAGCTACATTGGGTAATGCAGATATGACAAATGTTTCTGGGAGATTTCGTGATGGCTATGTGCCCGTAAAGGCAGTGGATTATCCTGAGCTACACATCATGTCAGATATTGATTCTCGTTTTAAAGACAATATCGAAGTTGGTGGGTTATTGCTTTGCGCTATCCCGACCGAACTAAGGGACGATCGTATTCATGGTCAACTTGAGTCTGCACAAAATCAGGCTGAGGCTGTCGATAGAAACTACATGCGTGAGTCTGACCCGCGGATGCCTATGCTTAAACCTGAGCGTAGTTCGCGGTAACTATAAGGTAAGGGGCAATGAGGCTCTTTACTTCAAAAGTAAATAAATCTGGAGGAAGAGCATCATGGCTACTACAGCTGCTCCCTATGGTCTAAAGCCGGTAAAACGTGCCGACGGAATGGCCTACGCTGGGGCGACATCCCAGTTTCTGATCGACCCCGCTGGAGAAGGTACTAACCTTTTCTACGGTCAAGTCGTTCATATCGGTGCTGATGGTTACATCGCACTATCAACTGCAACAGGTGCTGACGGCACTACAAACGCATTACCAACAGGAACAACCTTAACTGGTTCTCTTGGTGTGTTTGTAGGGTGTGAGTACGAAAACTCTGAAGGTCAAACGACTTTCTCGCAGTACTACCCGTCTGGTTCAATCAATGCGAAAGCGTTCGTTGTAGACGATCCAAACGTACTATTCCAAGTACAAGCAGATGGCGCTATGGACCAGTCTGATATAGGTGCAAACACTTTCTTCGCATCTGCTCAGTCTACATCTACTGGCAATACTGCTACTGGTAACTCTACAAGTGCCGTTGACGCGACAACTAAGACTACCACCGCCGCCTTCCGTATCGTGGCCGCTGTATCACCTATTGGTGATGCGTTTCCTGATCTTTTGGTTAAACTTAACCCCGGCTACAGCAGCATGACTAACGCTGTTGGCTTGTAAGGAGGGATAACACATGGCTATTTCACGCGCACAGGCGCTTAAAGAGCTCTTACCCGGACTTAATGCCTTATTTGGACTTGAGTACGGTAAATACGAAAACGAACATGCAGACATCTATGAGACAGAAAATTCAGAGCGTAGCTTTGAAGAAGAAGTTAAATTGTCTGGTTTCGGTGCAGCACCAACAAAGGCTGAAGGTTCATCTATTGCGTACGATAATGCGCAAGAGGCGTTCACAGCTCGCTACACACACGAGACCATCGCTATGGGTTTCGCCATCACTGAAGAAGCGATGGAAGATAACTTGTACGATTCTTTGTCTTCACGTTACACAAAAGCTTTAGCTCGCGCTATGGCATACACTAAGCAGGTTAAAGCTGCCTCATTGCTCAACACGGGCTTTGACACTTTCCAGTCTGGTGATGGTGTAACATTGTTCAACACTGCACACCCAACAGTTGGTGGCGGTACAAACTCTAACCGTCCAGCGGTTAGTGCTGACCTTAACGAGACTTCGCTTGAACAAGCGATTATCGACATTGGTGGATACACAGACGAACGTGGCTTACTTATCGCAGCTCGCGCTAGAAAGCTAATCATCCCGTCTGCGTTACAGTTCGTAGCAACTCGTTTGTTGGAAACAACTTTACGTGTAGGTACAGCGGATAACGATATCAATGCAATCAGCTCTAACGGTGCAGTTGCTGAAGGATATGGCGTAAACCATTATCTTACAGACGCTGACGCTTGGTTCCTGACTACAGACATCCCTAATGGTATGAAGCACTTCGTACGTTCTGCGATGGCTACAGGAATGGATGGAGACTTCGACACTGGCAACGTGCGCTACAAGGCGCGTGAGCGTTACAGCTTCGGTGTTTCTGACCCATTAGGTATCTACGGATCACAAGGCGCGTAAGCTCCTAATACTTAAATTTGGAAGGCTCCGCTTCGGTGGGGCTTTCTTTTTGTCTAAAGGTGTTGTATGATCCAGTTAACGGGTACAACATTAGCTTTGTAGACAGGTTTATATACCCACCTGACGTTGCATAGACTACAAGGCGAATCCTTATGCAAAGGGTACTAAAATGGCTTCAACTACATTCTCAGGTCCAGTGACTTCAACTGCTGGATTTATTGGCGACATTGTCGTCCCAACATATACAGTTGCAAATGCACCTTCAGCTTCAGCGGCTGGCGCAGGTACTGTTGTATTTGTTTCAAACGGCGCAGCAGGCGCAGCAATATTAGCTTTCTCTGACGGAACAAATTGGAAGCGTTCTGACACAGGCGGCACAATAGCAGCAGCATAGGGGGTATCTAATGAGTAGATTTGCCCCTCCATCCGAAGAAGAACTAGCAGCCCGAGGAATTGGTACTGCTAAAGTTCGCGCACGAAAAAAAGACGGCACTCTCCAAGCGGATGATCCTTCTACACCTGATGTAAATGAGGCGTGGGAAGAAAAACCTGTTAAGAAACGTGGCCGTCCTGCAAAGAAAAAGGACTAGATTATGGCTGGTCAAGAAGTACGAGCTTATAACTTTGCGGTAGGCGATAGCGCCGCACTTGTAGGCCCATCACGCGGTAGACTGCAGGGGGTTCTAGTGAACGCTGCATCTGCAGCCGCTTTCACTATTCGTAGTGGGTCAGCTACTGGCCCTATTATACTACAGTTAACTTTGCCTACTGGTTGGAACGATGTTTATATCCCCAACGATGGTATTTTAGCTGATAACGGTTGTTTTGTTTCTGCCTTTACAGGTTCGGGAAACAAGATGACATTGCTTATAGAGTAACATGGCTGCTAAGAAAAAAGGTACAATGAAAGGTCACACCATAAAAGGTGGTCAAAAACGCCCAACTAAGTCTGGCGCGGGAATGACTAAAAAAGGTGTGGCCAAGTATCGTCGGGATAACCCCGGCTCTAAACTAAAAACAGCCGTTACTGGCAAGGTTAAAAAGGGAAGTGCGGCAGCTAAACGCCGTAAGTCCTATTGCGCACGTTCCGCGGGACAGATGAAACAATTCCCTAAAGCGGCCAAAGACCCTAACAGTAGATTACGGCAAGCTAGAAAAAGGTGGAAATGTTGATATGATGGGACGTAGTTCTATGGGAAGACAACTTACAGGAAACCGCGTTAAAAAAGCAGTGCCCCGTAAACCTGTAGCGGCTATGGCTAAGGGTGGTAAGGCCAAGAGTCGTGTGAACGAGGCTGGTAATTACACTAAACCTACAATGCGTAAGGCATTATTCAACAAGATTAAGGCTGGTGGTAAAGGTGGTAAACCCGGACAGTGGTCTGCACGTAAAGCTCAGATGCTCGCAAAACAGTATAAAGCTAAAGGTGGGGGCTACAGGAAATGAAGGGTGTAAAGCACTATAAAAAAGATGGGACTCTTTATACAGGAGGTACACACAAGATGCCTAACGGTTCGTTGCACACAGGCAAGACCCACGGCAAAACAAGTGTTAAGCTATCCCACTACAAAGATTTGAGTAAGAAAGCGAAGGCTAAAGCCGATGGCAAAAGCAAAAAGTCAAAAAAGTCTTAGTAAATGGACTAAGCAGAAATGGCGTACAAAGTCTGGTAAGCCATCGACGCAAGGGAAAAAGGCTACAGGTGAGCGGTATCTACCCGCTAAAGCTATAAAAGCTTTGTCATCTAAAGAATACGCTGCTACTACCAAGGCTAAACGAGCGGCTACTAAAAAAGGTAAACAGGTTTCTAAGCAACCTAAAAAGATAGCCAAGAAGACGGCAAAGTATAGAAAGACCTAGATAATGGCAGTTGTTGTACCAGAGCTAAATGAATTATTTGAAGAGGCGTACGAACGTGCGGGACTTGAAATGCGTTCGGGGTATGACTTAAAAACCGCCCGTCGAAGCCTTAATATTATGACGCTAGAGTGGCAGAACCGTGGTTTAAACCTATTTACTATAGAGGCTGGAACTATACCTCTCACTGCAGGTACAGCTACTTATACACTGCCTTCTGATACTATTGACCTGATAGAACATCAACTTCGCACTGATGAAGGCACGACGCAACAACTTGATTCGTATATCCAACGTATGAGTGTTTCTACATACTCACAGCAAGGGAATAAGAACACACAAGGGCGTCCGTCCCAAATATATGTACAGCGTAATGCCACAGACGTGCAAGTTACCCTTTGGCCTGTACCAAATGATGATACTACATACAAGTTAGCTTACTACCGTCTTAAAGGTATAGATGGGCTATCAAGTGGTGTTGGAGGAGCTACTACTTCTATACCACCACGTTTTGTACCCGCTCTTGTGTCTGGTTTAGCATACTACATCGCTATGAAAAAACCCGAAGTCGCAGAAAGAGTTGGCCCTTTAAAACAAGAGTATGAAGAGCAATTCCGTATGGCTGCAGACCAAGACCAAGACAGGTCTACTCTTCGTATGGTTCCGTTTAGAGGGGCTATGTAATGCCCGGATATGCTAGTGGTAAACACGCATACGGTATATGTGACCGGACTGGGTTTCGCTACAAGCTGGAAGACCTTATCTACGAGGTTCAACATGGAGTACGTACAGGGCTACGTGTTGGTAAGGATGTGCTTGATCCTGACCAACCACAGAACTTTCTTGGGGACGTTAATTCAACAGACCCGCAATCTTTACTTAACCCACGCCCAGATGTTAATCCGGGAAGAGGTTTATTTGGCTGGAATCCTATTTGGAACCCGGCTCAATATATGGTAGGCTCTGTAGGAAGCGTTACCATAGCAATAACAGATGGAGACTAATATGAAAAAGAAAAAATCTATAACTCAAATGCCGGGTGACAGTAAAAGACAGCGCGCAGACACTAACCTGACTAGAGCAGAAGAAAATCGTTTAGCTCGTGAGGCTGGGGAAATACGCGAAGAAAAGCTTAAAAAAGAGCGCGCAAAGGCTCCTACAACAGCAGTGGGGCGTGGGTTTAAACGTGGTATGCAAAACCTTAAAAAAGCTGTCGGCCTGAAAGATGGTGGCAAGCTGAAGATGGTTAAGAATAAAAAAGGGGAAATGGTCCCTGATTATGCTGCTGATGGCGTTGGTAAAATGGCTTACGG